GTGCAACAAGTTAGAGCAAGTTTAGGCCAATACTTAAAGTCTGCGGCAGAAGCTCTTACTAAAGATCAAGATTTAATTGCAAAAAAGAAAGAAGATTTAGATCTTAAGAAACGAGAATTTCAAGATTTGACACTACAGAATAAGCCGAATCATCGTTTTAAAGATATGGAAAGTTATGATCTAGAAGAAGATCCAAATCAAACTCCAGCTGGCGGTGAAGCAAGTGCAGGATTGACAAATCCTACATTACCTGAAAGTATGGAATCAGCTCCTGTTAAAACTATACATGTGCCAGTAGAAGAAGAAGTTGGGCTCAGTGGAGGTGGTGGTGCCGTATTAATTGAGATACATGGTAATGAACGTGATGGTTTCTGTATTAAACGTGCCGGAAGAGAATTGCCATCACGATTTAAAAGTTTAGAAGAATGTGAAATGGCATTGGAAATGTACATGGCACGCCGCAAGGCACAAAAAGCAGCGGATGAATCTGCTGACTATATTGAGGAAGCATAATGAATTTGTTTGATATGTTTGATAATGATCGTAAAAAATCAGTTAGCGAAACTGAGCTATCAGGTACTGGCCCTAAATTTATAACTCCAGAGCAGGGTGATAAAGTAGAAATCAAATTTGGATACAATGATTATTATGATAGACATGTATCTCGCGGCGAAGTATTACAAATTCGTCCAGATGGATATGCAGTAGTAGGAATGTCTAAAACTGGCAAAACAGAAAACTTTCCCCTACGATCTTTAAAAGTTCTTGGCATACGGGCCCATGTACCGGGCCCAAAAGATCCAACAGTTAGCACTCCACTAAGCGTTACTGCCGATCAAGCTTCTTCTTTTGATAATTATAAAAAATGGGAAAAACAAAGAGGTATGTCAGAAGGTGATTTCGAAGAAGGATATAAAGTTGTACCTGACATTGACCGTGAACGATATACTGATTTAAGTCATGAAGGACTAGAAGGGCCAACTCGTTTAAAATCAGGCAAGGTTGTTTACTATGATCCAGCTGTCGGACAATACTATGATCGTGATAGTGATCATTATATGTCACATTCTGATGTTGCCTCGCATAACCAAGAAATAGATGAAAAATTAGGATCATCGCTAGTAAACAAACGGCAGGCACATTCATTAATTACTAAATTCAAAAGACCTAAGTTTAAGTTTGAAGAAGATGAGGTTGAAGAAGGGTTAGATGACGAACTAGCTACGTTCAGAAATAATAAAATCACTGCTCGTGCATCAAATCCTTTTGATACTCCTAAGGCTGGGCCTAATAAATTTGCAGAACCGGATACAAAACCAAAATTATCACATGATGAAATGCAAAGTAGAACGGAACAGTTAAGTCGCTGTAAAAAACTTCTGGATATTGTTAATACATCTAAACATTCAAGTCCACTATTGACAAGAATAGGCAATTTTATAGATAAAATAGATGTTAATCATTTTAATCTAGGTGATTTAGATAACATGGAAAAAGTTTTGTCTAATTATGCAGCCAATAATCTTGCAGCTAAGTCTCGCAAACCAAGCAAGCATGGTAAAGTAAAGTTTATCAGCCCGGATGAAGCAGGCATTACCGCAGAGAATACAGAAGATGTTGGTGCAGGTGAAATGAACACTCTTGAATTTAAGAAAGCACTGGCAAGATTAAAACATCTGGCAAATATAGACAAAAACTACTGTGCAGCTGATACAGATCAGGATAATAAAAAAAAAATAAGTGAAATTAGTGAAGAGAAACCTAAAGTAGACAAAGCACTTGACAAACAAATAAAAGCTTATATAGCAAAATTTTATGGAACCATGTATGAAATAGGTTCCGAAGACTATAAAAATTTGTATGATGAATTGATGAACGATCACATTCAAGATAAAATTAACGATGATAATAAAAAAAATGAAGAGACGTATTACAAACGGTATGAATGGTTGCAGGCACTAGAAAAAAAATACCCCCGAGCTAGTGGAGCGTTAGCAAATGATGGGGTAGATTCCCAAAATGCTGGCGGTAACGAGCGTGATGAAGGCTATTGGGAAAGAATGCTTGGAAGTCAAAAAAGTTCTTTTGTAGGTAGAGCCGAAGACTATGGCATTGATCCAAATCTTTTTTATGATGCTATTAGAAACAACACAATATCAGAAGGTGCCAAAGTTGACCGCATGGTCAGCCACATTAAATCTAACGAGAAAAAAGCTGGTAAATCTGCCAAAGATGCCGAAAATATTGCCTGGGCAACAGCCAACAAACGGGGCATGTTAGATAACAAAAATAAAAAGAAACATGTAACCGAGGAAGATAATGATGATCATGAATATCATCTTTATTACAACGGCAATCATCCAAAAAAAGGGATGCGAGTAAACAAAACTATATACAAAAATTTAAAATCAGCAAGACGTGCGGTAGATAAACTTGACAATGCGTATGGCGCATACGCGCATGGTCATAAAAAAGTTAAAAAATCACAACCAGAAACTATGAAAGAAAGTAGTTACAACAATAACGTATTGCTAGAAAGTATGTGTCATTCAATGACTAGTGAGCAAAGACGAATTGTTGAAGGTATTGTACAAGAACTACGTCCATTAACTGAAATGGAATTAAATCCTGATCAAGTTAAACAGATATTTCAAACTGCACAACAAGATTCTACCGCGGCAGGTGGCAATCGTACCGCAATAGGGCAAGGCAAAGATGTTGCAGTTAAAGTTAATGATACAATTAACAAAGTAGGCAAATGGCTACAAGATACAACGCCAGTTCAATTTTTTGACAGAAAATTTGAAGAACTTAAAGGCAAAATTGGCAAAAAGTTTCCAGAACTAGACAGCAAACTTACATCAATCGGTACTTGGGCAAAAGAAAATCCAGGAAAAACTGCTGCTATTATTGGTGTACTAACCACTATTGCTGCATTAACAACTGGACCAGCTGGTGGTGCTATTGCTGGGCAAATATTACGCGGCACTACTGAATTGATGAAAGGAGAAAAACTTTCAACTGCGATTGGCAAAGGCGTAAAGACTGCCGCATTTGGTTATCTGACAGGTTCAGTATTAGACAGCATTGGTAGCTGGTTGCGCACGTGGACATTAGATATGGTGCAATATACACCAGATATCAGACAAGCCAAATTTAAATGGAGCAAAACAATTTCGTGGGGTGATGCACAAAATGGCGGATCGCAAACTTTATCTAAATCTTTAGATAGCGGATACTTTCTAAATGCTGATGCAGATCGTTTATCACAATTGGTTGAAACTTTCAACAGTACTGGTAATCCTGCGACTAAAATGCAGACATTTGAAGAATTTAGAGAACTGTTAGCAAAGTGCGCAGAACCTGAATATTTTGAACGTGCTGAGATTGCCGACAATTTAGATCGCGCTTTAGCAATAGCCAACAATAATCTGTATCAGAATACTGTTAAGCTGACAAAAGCTATAGCAGCTGGGGCACAAGGCGCAGTACAAGCTGCCACCGGAAATTCAGATCAACCGCCAGAAAAACCAGTAGCAACTACTGCAGAATCGATTGATCGAAATTTAACAGTTTACGCATGGTCATTGAATGAAAGTATTGGATTGCCACGAGGTGGTGTTCATTTAACCAATGAAGGCATTGGCGATATGTTTAAGTCTGCCGCCGGTAAGGTTGGAAAATGGGCACAGACTAAAGGGCAAAACTTAACTACTAAAGTTACAGCAGACAAGCTGCAGACAGCATGGAAAAAAGCCGGCAGTCCAACAGATAGTGATGAGATTGCTAAAATATTACAGAATGCTGGTGTTGATTCAGAGATTATTACTCAGATTTATACTTCTATGAAAATACCTGCGCCAGCTAATGCAGATGCCGCCCCAACAACAGGTGGAGCAGGTGCATTTGGGCAAATGGCAAATCAATTGGGCAACCAATCAACAACGGCTGCAACAACACAATCTTCTCCATCTGCGTCAGCTGGTGCAAACGCATTTGGGCAAATGGCAAATCAATTGAGCAAACAACCCTCAACAGTTGGCGCAGCACCAACAACACCGACGACTTCGTCCACTGGTGGTACTATTCAACAAAAACCCAATGGATTAGTACATACCGCGAATCCAAATAATCCTAATAATACAAATGCGAGAGCACCATCCCAAGCTAAACAGCCGGCCGCAACTAATGCAGATCCATTTAGTCATGCAGTAAACCAATTGGGAAATTTAACTGCGGCAAAACCGAATGCTGTACCGACAACAGCACCAACAACAGCACAGACAACAGTGCCACCGACTGCACCTGCAAAACAACGCACTGGTGGTAGGGTTTCCGGGCAAGTAAGTCAAAGTCCAAATGCCGTGAGAAAACGTAATGCTAGAGCAGCAGCAAAAGCAACACCAACGACTACTAAAGAAAGTCTTGGTCCTAAGTTTGGTGGATATTACAAAAGTACACAAAAAGGTGCACCGCGGGCAGGACAAGGTTTTGGTTCTATGGAAGAGTCTATTAGCTTAAACACTACTGTAAAAGCTATTGCGAATGACATCGGTGAACCAATTACTAGTTTGTATGCTACATTAAAAAAAATGGCTAAGCAATACTATGACAACAATGGTGACCTAAAGCGTTTTGGGTTAGTAGCTGCTGGGGTCGGAAGTCGTTGGTTTCAACAATACTATGTTAATAAAATGCAAACAGACTTGTATGATTTAACTAGACAAAGCCCATCACATGCAGCTGAACTGAAACAGTTTCTGCGTGGCAAAATGATAAAAGATAATCTTGTAATGCCTAAGAGTTTTAGCGAACTCAATAAGGATCTTCCTGAAATTCTTGCTAGGATGGGTACCAAAATGGGTGCTGAAGCACTAGCAAAGAATGCCAAGGCGTGGGTTTATAATAAACACGATTACGAAGATTTCATTAATAAGTTACTTAATGGCAAAGGTGACGATGATGAGGGTGATGGCTACGGCGCTTCAGCTACGGTAGATGCTCCTAGTAAAGATGCCTTATTAGGAAAGCAACGCAATCATGCAGAAGAAATAGTTAATGATGTACTACGAAAACTGCCATCAAAGGTGGCAGGCGATATTCGTAATGCTATTGTTCGTGCTCCTAATAAATTACAAGCACTTCAACACGAATTGCAAAAACGCAAAATTGCTCCACCTATGGAAGAAGGTGCCTTAGGTAACATGACGAAAGTACGCTCTGATCCGTTAACTAAATTAAAAGAACCAGAAGATTTGAAAATGAAAAAGCCAGACCGGTTTAAAGGTATGTCTAATCATAATAATCTAGCAGCGGCGCAAGCACGAAATCTTGTGGCAAAAGGTGCACAAACCGCTGGACCAGGTACAGGCGCCCATAAAAATAAAGCACTTGATGTTAAAAAAGGGTTGACACGTTCACTAAAGCATAAAGGTAAATTTGATTTTTCAGAATCACCTAATTTCTTGACCTGGGCAATATCAGCTGGATATAATGTTATTGGCAATCCTGCTGTGTATGAGAATGCAAAACGCATATACAATCGTTTACTAACTGAAGAGAAAACTGATTTAAAACCAGGACAATACTTCATTTGGACTGTTCATTTTGATGATGGCAGCAGTAAACAAGTAAAAATTAAAGATGAAAAATTTGATGTGGCTAAATATTATGCCGATAAAAATCAAGTAGTCGTAAATATTGATTATAATTGGGAACCTAAAGGAAACTAAATGAAAATTGAAAAAATTGTAGTAACATTATTATTAACAATATTTACAGGCGCAGTGGCAGCGCACGCTCTGGGAATTTGCCAGGGTGAGTATGCTTTATGTGCAGCATCAGCAACAACACCAACTGGCAAAACCATGCTAGTTGATGGTAAGGTATTTAGGGAAGGAATGGCAGTATGCCCTGTATTAAATGGCACAAGTATTGCAAATCTGGATCTAATGAAAGGTTCATGCAATATTGAAACCGGCAAGGTATGGTCATTATTTGGTATTCCACCAGAAACTGAATATCCACAGGCACCTACTTGGGATATTGCTCCAGCCGCATTCAGAAGTTTTACCATTGGTGACACGCAAGATACTGGCATGTCCAATATGTGGAGTTTTCCATGTTTTATACAGGAAGTTAAGGTTAATGGCGTAAAATTGGCATCATGTTATGGTCCTATAATGGAAAGTCCATGGACTAATGACCATGTTAAACAAGGCCAAACTGGATTTACACAAGCTGCTGAGGGTGCTATATATCCTGTCGGTGGCAATGCTCCACAAAAACCATAATATGTATCCAGTATATCCTGAACAAGAAGAAGGCGATGATAGTGATCACAAACGTAATCCCTATGCGCCTACCTAAAGAATCCACCTTAGGATCCGTTTGACGAAACGGTATAGGCGTCCGCGCAATTGAACTGCTCCGCGTAGTGAGCCGGGGGATAAAGTAACCCTCATTTCACCAATTTCTGTTGCACAAAGTAATAATTAGTTTATAATAGTTACATTAACAGGAGAATTACATGTCAGACAGAACATTTTCAGGCGAACAAACCAAAAAACTAGAATCCATGATTAACGAAGGTATGCAGGTTATGATGGAAATTGAAACCCTTACAGGTGGATTAAACGATACGGTAAAAGCAGTAGCAGAAGAATTAGAAATCAAACCAGGCATTCTTAAGAAAGCAATCCGGCTGGCACATAAAGCCGAATTTGGCAAAGAACAACAGGATCATAGTTTGTTAGAAACTATTCTAACACAAGTGGGAAAAACACTGTAAGTGAGTTATGTAGACGCATTATATTCCAAAGAGTCAGATCGTATCCATGTAGTAGAACGAGTAGACGGCAAGAGAGTGTATAAAGAATATCCTGCCAATTACATTTACTATTATGACGATCCTAGAGGTAAGTTTCAATCAATATATGGAACTCCTGTGGCCAGGTTTTCTACACGTAACTCAAAAGAGTTTCGCAGAGAAGTTTCTATGCATCAGGGTAAACAACTATATGAATCGGATATTAATCCAATATTTCGTTGTTTAGAAGAAAATTATAAAGGCAAAGATGCTCCTATCCTACATACTGCCTTTTTTGATATTGAAGTAGACTTTCATAAAGAAAAAGGTTTCTCGCCTACATCAGATCCATTCAATGCAATAACAGCAATTTCTGTATATCTGCAGTGGATTGAACAATTGGTCACATTGGTAATTCCACCAAAACACATGAGTATGGAAACAGCTTTAGAAATTGCCGCTGATTTTGAAAATACAATTGTGTTCGATAATGAAGCGTCAATGCTTAAGACATTCTTAGACTTGATCGAAGATGCCGATGTATTGTCAGGATGGAATAGTGAAGGCTATGATATTCCATATACTGTGAATCGTATCATTCGTATTTTGAGTAAGGATGATACTCGTAGATTTTGTCTATGGGGGCAATATCCTAAGGCACGTGATTTTGAACGATACGGCGCTACTAGTACAACATATGATTTAGTTGGCCGTATTCACATGGACTACATGCAGTTATATCGCAAATATACCTATGAAGAACGGCATAGCTATAGTCTAGATGCTATTGCTGAGCATGAATTAGGTGAACACAAGACGCAATATGAAGGCACTCTTGATCAATTGTATAATCAAAACTTTAAAAAGTTCATTGAGTATAATAGACAAGATACAATGATTCTTCATAAACTTGACACTAAGTTAAAGTTTTTAGATTTGTCAAATGAACTGGGGCATGCTAATACAGTATTACTGCCAACTACTATGGGTGCTGTTGCTGTAACTGAACAGGCAATTATTAATGAAGCACATGAGCGTGGACTTGTCGTGCCTAATCGTAAACAAAGATCCGACAAAGATGATACTGCAGCAGCAGGTGCGTATGTGGCGTTCCCTAAGAAAGGTATGCATCCATGGATTGGAGCTGTTGATATTAATTCACTGTATCCTTCTGCGATTAGAGCATTAAATATGGGGATGGAAACCGTTGTCGGGCAATTGCGTCCTATAATGACTGACAAGTATATTAATGACATTATAAGTCAGGGCAAATCCTCTACTGCAGCATGGGAAGGATTATTTGCTTCATTAGAGTACAATGCGGTCATGGAACAAAATCGTGGCACAGAAATCACCATAGACTGGCAAAATGGAGAAAACTCTATACATTCAGGATCAGAAATATGGAACATGATTTTCAATAGTAATCAACCTTGGATGTTGACTGCAAACGGTACCATTGTCACATATGAACGTAAGGGTGTAGTACCAGGATTGCTTGAACGTTGGTACTCTGAGCGTAAAGAACTCCAGTCCAAGAAAAAAGAAGCTACAGATCCAAAAGAAATTGCATTTTGGGATAAACGCCAGTTAGTTAAGAAAATTAATCTAAACAGTTTATATGGTGCAATTTTAAATCCACATTGTCGATTCTTTGACAAGCGCATAGGACAATCAACCACTCTAGCTGGCAGGACTATTGCCAAACATATGGCATCATATATTAATGAATGTATTATGGGTGTTAAGGATCATGCAGGTGATGCAATTATATATGGTGATACTGACTCATGCTATTTTACAGCATGGCCAGCTATTAAGAATGAAGTAGCTAAAGGCAATATGGAATGGAACAGAGAAATCTGTATTCAATTATATGATAGCATTGCCGAACAAGTCAATAATTCATTCCCATCATTTATGGAACAGGCATTTCATTGTCCTCGCGAAGCAGGCGAATTGATCAAGGCAGGTCGTGAATTAGTTGCATCAAATAGTTTGTTCATTACTAAGAAACGCTATGCAGTGTTAATTTATGATCTAGAAGGCCAACGATTAGATGTAGATGGCAAGTCTGGCAAATTGAAAGCAATGGGGTTAGACTTAAAACGTAGTGATACTCCCAAGGTTGTACAAGAGTTTTTGTACGAAATATTGCAAAAAGTTCTTACCGGTACTGAACGAGCCGAGATTATTGAACGTATACTAGAATTCAAACTAGAATTTAAGGATCGTCCATCATGGGAAAAAGGTACACCCAAACGTGTTAATAATCTAACAACGTATACTAAGAAAGAAGAAGCGGCAGGTAAAGCTAATCTTCCGGGGCATGTTCGTGCCGCATTGAACTGGAATAATTTGCGCAGAATGAATGGCGATAATTACAGTATGGCAGTTGTTGATGGCATGAAAACTATTGTATGTAAATTGAAGTCGAATCCACTAGGATGGTCTAGTATTGGTTATCCTACCGATGAACAACGATTGCCACAATGGTTTAAAGAATTACCATTTGATGACAGTTTAATGGAATCAACTATTGTTGATCAAAAAATTGATAATCTTTTAAGTGTGCTAGAGTGGGATATCGCAAGTGCTACCAATACAGAGAATACATTCCAATCACTATTTGAGTTTTAAATGACAGCAGCAGATTTAGTATTATTTAAAAATTTAATTGATCGTTTATCAGTATATCCTATACATGACCAAGCACGTTCTTCATTATCTGAATTTCTATATTTGATTAATCAATATTCACCATCTGATAATATCAAATTTGAAACTCAGTTAAGTAACATAACGAATGCGTTTACGTCTTTTGATAATGAAATTATCATACTTAAAGAAAAACTGAAAGAAAAAATTACAAATGTAGGTAATCAATTATTCAAAGAAAGTTATAATATTTACAGAGATATGATTACCTGGGAAAGTAATACTGATACTGATAATTTATTTAACATGCGCAATGGGTATGAACCAAATAAAGAATTACATCTTAGTAGATTAAGATTATATGTGAATTGGAAATATCCGGCTATTATAGTTCGTCCAGGAACTAATTCATTCATAGAAGATATGGTGGGGTTTGATCCGTTGTATATTTTAGACATAAAACATAGCTTATTGCAACCTGCGCTTGATAAATTTAATCAGCAATACCAAAGTAGATTACGGACCTATGTTATTACTGAGAATTTTGATGATGATATATTATCTAAAATGCCTCATAATCAGTTTGGGTTTTGTTTAGCCTACGATTATTTGAATTATCGACCATTAGAGATAATACAAAAATATTTACAGGAAGTATATGAAAAACTTAAACCAGGTGGTACTTTTATTTTTACATTTAACGATTGTGATAAAGCAAGTGCAGTGGAATTAGTTTTAAAAAAGCAACGTCCCTATACTCCTGGATTTTTAGTTAAAGAATCAGCGGTTAATACGGGATACGAAATTGTCTTTACTGACGATACTAGACAGGCAAGTACCTGGATAGAATTAAGAAAACCAGGTATATTAACATCTTTACGCGGCGGGCAATCTTTAGCTCGAATAGTTCCAAAATAGTTGTACCTGCTAAGTAAAATTGCTATACTAATACAATACAAAGGAAATATAAATGAGAGATCATCTTTTAGATTTAGTCAGTCACACCAATGGGTTAGGTTGTATTGAACAGATCCGAGTAGTAGGTACTGATACAGAAACAAATTTCAATGGCATAGCTGTAGATCGCTCAGTTGTGCTAGAAGGTGGATTAATTAATCCTGTTCCAGAATTTGCCGGAACGTTTGGTATGCCAAATTTAGAAAAACTTAAGATTCTTTTAAACTTACAAGAATACAAAGAAGATGCTAAGTTGTCTATCGGGTACAAAACAACGGGCGAGCC